ACAAACACTAATACATCATCAACTGTTCTATCTGCTAATATAGTAAATCCTACTGTAGTACCATCACCTGCATTTGATTTATCAGTTGTAATATTTAGTCTTGCTTGTCTACCGGTTTTAACTTCTATACCATGTCCCATGTAAGCGTGTGCCGAACATTGGTATTCTAAAGGTGTGGGTGTACTACCCTCAATTACAATTTGTGTATATGCACCTGAACTACCTGGTGTACCACTTGTTGTTACATTTGTTGAATATGCTCTAGTTTTTAATTGGTCGTAATAAAATAATAATGGGTGTCCAGAGTTTGAACTATCTGCTTGGTCAAACTTATATGTACCTGGAGATAATTCTAACAATGGCGATTCAATACCATCAATTACATAACCTGAAGATGAACCTTGACCGTATCTATAGTGTTCAGTTGTTTTAGTTGCAACTGTAACTGTTAATGTTTGTGTTACTGTTGCGTCTGGTGAACGGTGTGAAATGTAACCTACATCTTGTATGTCAAAGCCTGCTTGGTCTAAATCAGTACCTGCACTAAAACCTGAACCTTGGTTTCCTGGGTCAAATCTACCTGCTGATGAATTCCAAACTAAAACTTGTCCATTTGATATACTTGCAATAGAACCAACATTTGATATGTCAGCAATTGAAGCATTTTCTGTAATTAGTTTTACCCAACCACCTGCGTCTGCAACATATGGATTATTACCACCAATATCATATGCAAACATACCTTCGTAGTCTGCGGCTGTTGGTAAAGAACCTGTGTTTGCAAAGTTAAATCTTAATTTGTTGCCTGAGCTTGTTAGGTCAATTGTACCTGTAGCACCATCTAAACTTAAATTTGTAATTGTTGTTTGTGTGCCGCCTAAACTAATTGCGTCATCACCAATAGTTACTGTAGAGTTTGCTAAATTAGCATTTACAATTCCAGCCGAACCAGATAGATTAGCATTTACTAATCCTGAAATAGTATTTGAACCAGCTGCAATTGTTTTATTTGTTAAAGTATCTGTACTATCTTTTAATACAATAGTACCTGTAGCATTTGGTATTGTAACTGTTCTATCTGCTGTAGGATTTTCTACAGTCAAAACAGTTTCGTGGTCATCTGAGGTTGTTCCTTCAAATGTAAATGAATTTGTTACTTCTATTGTAGTAGAGTCTATAACTGATTGAGTACCTAATACATTAAAGTTACCCGTAACAGTTAAACTACCTGGTACTGTAATAGCACTTGGTAAACTTAAAGTTAAAGTATCACCAGATTGAGCAGTTGTAATTTGATTTGTTGTACCACTTACAGTTAATGTATCTCCTAAGTCAATTGCTGTACTACCTGAGTTTCCTGCAAGTGTAATTGTAGAATTTGATAAAGAACCGTTGGCAATATTCGTAAGTGTATTATCAGGTCCGTTAATAGTTTTGTTTGTAAGTGTATTTGAACTTGTAGTAGTAAGAATTGTACCATCAACTGCAAGAGTAAGATTATTACCTGAAATTGTCGAGGTAATACCACTACCACCTAAAACTCGTATTGTTTCACCATTGGCAGAAATAGTAGCAACCGTTGAACTATCGTCAGCGAATTTAATAGTACCGTCAATAACAGTACCACTACCTAAGGCTGTGTAGATTTCAGTAAAGTTAGCGTTAACTTTCTCAGCACCGGCTCGGAGATTATCTCCTGTTCCGTCATTTGCTGTTGAACCTCTATTAATTAAATTTAATGCCATATGTTTTTTAAACCTCTAAGACTATTTATAAACTTTCCTACGGTGTTGTATCATCAAATGAAAGATTTGTGTTGTCAAATTTTGTTATTGTGTTACTGAATAAATCTGCACTTACAGCAAATTGACTTGGAAATGCATATTTCATACTTAATTTTTTACCAATCTCATTAGAAGTCAACAAAAATATAGGTACTGGTTGTCCGTCAAGAGCAGTTTTTGTACCAGTTACTCTTAAATTATTTAAATTTTGAAATGTGTTTGCGTATGAATCAGCTGATGATGTTCCAAATACTGTATTTGCATATTTATTTAGTGAAGCATATCTAGGACCACCGTATGCATAACCACTTCTTACATCATGTCTTACACCTGAATTATCTACTATGATATTTCTAGGTCTACTTAGATAATCTATTGTTATGTCTTCTCTTGTTACCGTCAAATCTCTTGTGTTTGAAGAGAAAGGGTCCCTAAAATCATTACTTACATCTAAAGTACCCTCTAAATGTGCGTTTGGTCTTAATGATGTACCATCACTATTTGTTCCTAATCTTCTACCAAACACAGTAGAGAATAATGTATTTGCAATTTGTAAGAATGGTGTTTCTTCTCTACCTGAAGTTACGCCTTTGACAGGACCACCAGCAGTTACAGTAATTCTTGATTCAATATCTACTTGACCTGTAAAATAAAAACCTGCTGTATGCATTGTCTTTTTAAATGCGTCACGCCATTGTGCAATTGAACGACCAACTTTAATTACATAAGAATAGTCTTGATAGTATAAACTATCTTGTACTCTCATTGTTGTTTCTGATAATTTTCCTCTTTCACTAATAAATTTACCATCTGTATCTGATACTGATACAACATCTACCGAAGCAGTTGCTATATCTAATTTTTTAAGTGTACATGTTCCTGATGTAGCTGATGTTAATGTATCGTCAATAGCAAAAGTACCTGTCACATCTTTTATTTTTAATAGACCTCTATCTGTATCAAGACTAACAATTGTACCTGAACCGCCAGATGAACTTGTTATACTATTTGTTGCAAGAAATGTTCCTGATATACTTGTTACGATACCATTATTAAAAAAACCTAAAGTAGGTGGTGTTGGTGATTCTTCATAACTTCTACCTAACTCTACAGTTTTAACTTTTACAATTTTACCAATATCATCACCATAAGCTCTTACAACACCATTACTTCCTGTAGATGAAGTTACTGATACTGTTGGTAATGTGGTATATTGATTACCACCATTTGTCAAAAACAATTCATCTATTGTTTGTAAACCTGTAAACTTTTCTTGTACTATTCTTACACCTTGATAAGCGTCGCCTTTTGTAGTGTCATCTTCAAGTACAATTCTGTCTTCGACACCTGTAGCAGCTGATGTGCTACCATTTTGGTCTGCAAATCCACCATTTACAACTTTAACAAATCCAGCAGCGTTACCACCACCTGAATCTGTATTGTTAAATGTTAATGCGTCACCAATTTCATATCCTGTTCCTGCATTATCAATAACAATTTCTGTAATAGAACCAGGACCAATTTCTTCTACTTGAAATAATGCACCTACACCACCAGCAGTTAATGAAATAGTGTCTGTGGTAGAGTTTAGTGAACCGTCATTTGTAATATTTTTATTACCAGGAATACCTGTAACATTTGCTTTGATAAAGTAATCATCATTATCAGTTTCAGTACCTCTAACTTCTTCACCTACTGTAAATGTACCTTGTATTGAATCTTCATTTAGTATTAGTTGTGTTACCGTTTTATCACCAATTTGAAACTGTGATGTATTTTCTACAATAGCAGTTGTATTGGATGATTGTCCTGTAATCGTTCTACCGATTAATTGATTAGCGTCACCTACAGAAGCAATTACTCTTAATACTTTTAATGAATCAAATTGACCGTCTGAGGCCTTAAGCATTTGTTCTCTAGGATAAATTGTTTCAGAGGTTTCACCAAAAAGTATTCTAAAAAACATTTCATGGCCACGAACAGAACCTTTTGCTCTGTACATTGACTTAATATTTTTAATTAACTTTCTTTTATCGACACCTGCAGCTAAATTTTCTGGAAGAGTTGCTAAAAACTCATCCCTCATGTTTGTTAAGAAATGTCCTATTGCATTATCGGGGTCCCTAAAATTAACCAAGTCAACAATGTTATTAACTGGATTAGGTTTATAATTAGTAATGTTTGCTTGAGCACCTGAAACTGTACCTACAATAATCTCACCAGAAACAAATTTATCTTGTGCTGAAATTATTAATCTATTGTTTGCAATGTCTTCAACTAATACAACAGCGGTTGCTTTCGAAGTTTGACCTGTAACTGTTTCACTTCTAACAAATTTACCATAAGTAGATTCTTCTAATAGTATTTTGTCACCAGCGTCAAGTAATGTTCTAGCCGTGTCTTTACGACTAGAGTTTAAAACTAGATTGTTTGTTTGACCTGTTTCTGATTGAAGTAAAATACCATCTGTTCCTTCGATAGTATCTATAGATAATTCTGCTGATTCTAAAAGTTGATAATAGACTTTAAGAAATTCGGCAAACTTAGGGTGGTCAGCAACGACAAACTCTGGTAACTGACTGTTAAGTATTGTGGATATTTTATCATTAAATTTTGCCATTGTTCATTAGTAACTTGATGTTGTCGTATAACCTACGCCAGCGTCAGCGGAACCTCCTACAAATGAATCTGTTTCTACAGTTATAGTAGAATTAGAAATGTCAATTTCTATAATTTGGTCTCTAACAGGAACAACA